AATGCTCCCTAGAAATAGGGGGCATCACAAAGGAAATTATGGAACTATAATGATGAATAATGATACAATAGTTACTGCTACTTTATTTGGGGTAACAGCAGGTATAACTACACAGTCTATGTCAGCTATAATAATTGGTGCAATAGCCGTTGGGGTTGTTCAACCATTTTTTAGAGTATTATGGACTAAAAAATTAAACGAAATTAAACAATGTCCGAAATGTAAAAAGAGAAGAAGGAAATAAATATAGTAAACTTATTAAGAGGAATATTAATATGAATTACAAATTTACAGCATTATTAATAGTAATGATGACTTTACTGGCTTTATTTGGCGGACCAGTACAATGAGTAGAAAAACAAATACGGCAATGATAGCATTACTAGGTACAATATTAATGGGTCTTAGTACATGGGTGTTAATTACATTAATAGAATTACAAACAATAGTTGCGATGATGCAACAAGAACTTATGTCTTTAGATAAAGTTTTTGGGAGAATTTATTCTCATATGGATCGATTGGCAAACAGATAAAAGAATTTAAAATAAAAAAATGAAATATATATTATATTCAAGCTTAGTAATATATTTGATATCTATAACAATACTTACTGTCAAAACAGTAAATATAATTTAAAAAAACGTAGAAGGTATATAAATAATGATAATAGAAGATAGAGATAATTTACTGACAGATTTTGGTAAAACTACATTAAAGGACAGGTATTTACTACCCGAAGAAAATAGTCCCCAAGAAGCATTCTTAAGAGCGGCAAAAGCATATTCTGATAATGATGAAATGGCACAAAGGATTTATGATTATTCATCTAAATTGTGGTTTATGTATTCTACACCGATATTAAGTAATGGAGGAACAGAAAGAGGTATGCCTATTTCTTGTTTTTTAAATTATGTCGGAGATAGTAGAGAAGGATTAACTGATCATTATACTGAAAATGCTTGGTTAACATCTATTGGTGGCGGCATTGGTGGATATTGGGGTGATATTAGATCTGATGGAACTAAAACATCAGGTGGGTCTCAATCATCAGGTACTGTACCATTTTTAAAAGTAGTAGATTCAGAAATTATGGCATTTAGCCAGGGCAAAACTAGAAGAGGTAGTTATGCTGCATATATGGATATATCACATCCAGAAATATTAGAATTTTTAGATATAAGAAAACCATCAGGTGGGGATATACATAGAAAATGTTTAAACCTACATCATGGTATAAATATTACTAATAACTTTATGGAACTTATTGAAAAATGTATTCAAGAGCCAACTTATGATGATACTTGGAATTTAATAGATCCGCATACAAAAGAAATTGTTAGAAAAGTTTCAGCTAGAGATTTGTGGTTAAAAATACTTGAAAACAGAGTAGCCACTGGTGAGCCCTATATATGTTTTATTGATCATATCAATGATGCATTACCTGAAACACAAAAGAAATTAGGATTATCAGTTAAACATTCAAATTTATGTACTGAAATTACTTTACCTACTAACGAAGATAGAACAGCAGTGTGTTGTTTATCTTCTGTTAACTTAGAGAAGTATGATGAGTGGAAAAACGATAAATTATTTATATCTGATATAGTTAGATTTTTAGATAATGTATTACAAAGTTTTATAGAAAATGCACCTGATAGTGTATATAGAGCAAAGTTTAGTGCAACTCAAGAAAGATCTATTGGTCTTGGTGCTATGGGTTTTCATGCTTATTTACAAAAAAATAATATTGTATTTGAATCTGTTATGGCAAAAGCTAAAAATAAAATAATGTTTAAACACATAAAAGATGAAGCTGTTAAAGAGTCTCAAAGATTAGCTGTAAAAAGAGGTGAGGCACCTGATATGGAAGGTACTGGAATGAGAAATGCTCATTTACTTGCTATCGCTCCTAATGCTTCAAGTTCAATTATTTGTGGAACTACTTCGCCAAGTGTTGAGCCTTTTAGGGCTAATGCTTATGTACAGAAAACTATGTCTGGTTCTTTTTTAGTTAAGAATAAATTTTTAGAAAAACTATTAGAGACAAAAGGTATTAATAACGAAAAAACATGGACTTCAATTTTAGGTAATAGAGGTTCTGTTTTACATATTAAAGAACTATCAGCTTGGGAAAAAGATGTATTTAAAACTGCAATTGAAATTAACCAAAGTTGGGTTATTGAACATGCAGCAGATAGACAAGAGTTTATTTGTCAAGGTCAGTCATTAAATGTATTTGTTCCTGCTGATGTTAATATTAAAGAGTTACATGATACGCATATGTTAGCCTGGAAGAAAAAATTAAAGACTTTATATTACTGCAGAAGTGAAGCAATTAAACGTGCTGAACTTGTAAGTAAAAAGGTTGAAAGAACAATTATACCTGAAGCTGATTGTTTAGCTTGTGAGGGATAATGAAAAAGAAATCTACAAAAAAACTATCAATATTATGGACAGTTTATCACACTATTTTAGCAGTAGAGTTACTAATATTAATTGTTATAGAAGGAATTGAGTTATTAAGATGAAAACAAAAAAATTAACTATAACACAAAAATACCGTCAACTTAAAAAACAAACCGAACAAGCTGGTATGAAAGTTAAAGAAGAAGATGGTAAGATTGTTGTTACTGGAAAACCGAAAAGGAAATAAATGAGTTTATTTGATACTAGAAATTATTATAAGCCCTTCGATTATGAATGGGCGTTCGAAGCATATGAAACAATGCAGAAGATGCATTGGCTTCCTAGTGAAGTACCATTGCATGAAGATGTAAGGGATTGGAATGAAAGATTAACTGAGGAAGAAAAGAATTTAGTATCCCAAATATTAAAATTCTTTACTCAAGGTGATGTAGATATTGCACAAGCATACTTGGATAGATATATTCCAAAATTTAAATCTCCTGAAGTAAGAATGATGCTTGCATCTTTTGTTTCATCTGAAGCTAATCATGTTCATAGTTACTCATTATTAAATGATACTATTGGTGAAACACAATTAACTAATTTTAAAGCATTTCAAGAATATAAAGAAATGGCTAATAAACATGAATATCTTTTTAAATCTAAGGGTAAAGGTACTCAAGGCTTAATAAGAGATATTGCTTGTTTTTCTGCATTTGGAGAAGGTTTACAATTATTTGCATCATTTGTAATGCTTTTAAACTTTCAAAGATTTGGAAAAATGAAAGGCATGTGCCAAATTGTTACTTGGTCTATTAGAGATGAAACACATCATGTTGAATCAATGATTAAATTATTTCATACATTAGTAAAAGAAAATCCTGAAGTATGGACAGAAGATTTTAAAGCTGAATTATACCAAACATGTAGAGATATGGTTGAACTTGAAGATAAGTTTATTGACCTAGCTTTTGAGATGGGTGGTATTCGTGGATTAAAACCTGAAGAAGTTAAACAATACATAAGGTATATTGCTGATAAAAGATTATTACAATTATCTTTAAAACCAAATTATAAAATTAAAGATAATCCGTTAAGTTGGCTTGACTGGGTAATTAATGGTGTTGAACATACAAATTTCTTTGAAAATAGGGCTACTGAATATAGTAAAGGTTCTATCACTGGTAATTTGTGGGGTTAGTATATGAAATTTATATTAACTATGTATATTTGTTCTGCTATTGCACAACAATGTAGTCCAGGAATAATAAAACCTGGTCAATATAATGATTGGAATGATTGTTTACAAAAAGGTTATTTTGAATCTAAATTAATATTAAATGAATATACAACTGATCAAATTAATGAATATCAAATATTAACTAAATTTGCATGTATAGAACAACCTGGTGAGGACACATAATTATGGCAGAATATCAAGGAAGAAAAGTTACTTTGAACAAACCTACTCGTGGTGATGTAAAAAAATTTAAAGTTTTTGTTAAGAACGCAAAAGGTAATGTTGTAAAAGTTAATTTTGGTCATGGTGGAACATCAGCTAAAGCACTTGGTGAGAAGACTATGAGAATAAGAAAAAACAATCCTAAGGCAAGGGCAAGTTTTAGAGCAAGACATAATTGTGCTAGTCCTGGTCCTAAAACAAAAGCAAGATATTGGTCTTGCAAAGCATGGTAAGGGGATAAAATGGCTTATAAAAAGAAAAAGGGTTCAGCAGGTAAAGCTTGCTGGGCAGGTTACCGAAGAGGTAAAGGTAATTCTTGTATTAAAATGAAAAAGAGAAAATAATGATTAAAAATTTTAAAGACATTGTAGTGTTATTAATTACAAGTGGTGTTCTAATTTTATTAGGGATCATTATTGTTGGAGACTATTATGTTGCTTTACAAGAAAATAGACCTGTTGATGAAAGTATAATAACACTTATGAAGATGTCTGTTACTGGATTGATTGGTGTCATAGGTGGATATATTGGTGGGAGTAAAACATGAATAAATCAAGATGTTGTTGTACAGTAAGAAGTACAAGAAAAAGAAAAATGACAATAAGAAGAAAAAGAAGAAGATAAAAAATAGGATTATAAATATGATAATAAATAATAAACAAGAAGAAAATAAATCAATAGTAATTAATGATAAGAAATATTACGAAAAAGATTTAAACGAAAATATGAGAAATAGTTTAATTGCCTTATCAACACAAAGAACTAATAAAGCAAGATTAGAAATTGATGTTAATAATGCTGCTATTTTAATTGCTCATCACGCTAAGGTAGTTGATGATGAACTTTCTAAGATTAAGTCTATAGACTAAAAAGGAAATAAATGAGTATAAACGATGATATATTATCTAGAGAGCTGAAACACCGTGCTCTTTTGAGTCTTTACGAAAAGAAACTAGATAATGATTTAACAAAAGTCATGTCATCCCATAAAAAACGATTAGTAGCTTCAACTTTAAAGAATGGTAATAAAAGCGTAAATGTTTTAAACCGTGCTTTAACTATTGAGACTAGAAAAACTTATCGTAAGATATACAGAGATGGAATTACAGAATTAAAAGCTTTGGCTAATACTAGTTCTAAATTCCATAACAATACTTTAAAAGAAAGCTTAGGTAAAGTTTATAGAAGTAAAGTGTATACTGGGTTGAAAGTTAATGATTTAATTATTAATTCAGCAGGAACTTATTCTCAACAAATAGCATCTATTAGTTTATCACAACAGAGACGTATTAAAGATGTTGTTAAAAAGGGTATGACAGAAAATTTAGCTGTTAATAAGATAGCTAAAAATGTAGGTGATTCAATTGATTTACCATCAGCCCAATTAAAAACTTTATCTAGAACTGCTATAACTGAAACATCAAGCGATATATCAAATGCAACATATAAGTTGAATGAAGATGTACTTGATGGTTATCAGTATGTAGCAACTTTAGACTCCAGGACTTCTTTAATTTGTGGAAGACTAGATGGTAAGGTTTTTAGATTAGATGATAAAAGAGGTGTAAGACCTCCTCAACATTTTAACTGTAGATCTACAACTGTTCCTATTGTTAAATCTTATGAAGATATAAGAGATACAAAAAGTCCTAGAATTAGTAAAAGAAGATTACAAAGAATCTCTAAAAGTAAAAGAGCATCTTTTAATGGTCAAGTACCATCTGAAACTAATTTTCCTAAGTTCTTATCAGAACAAGATGATAGTTTTAAATTAGCTGTATTAGGTAATAAACGTAGAGTTGAAATATTTAATACTGGTAAATTAAAGTTTACACAATTTAGTACAAAAACTGGTCAATTAGTATCTATAAGTAGATTAGAAGAATTACTTAATGGTGCTAAAACTAAACCTGCTACAATTACTGCTGCATTACCTAAAGTAGTAGTTAAACCTAAGTCTACTGATGCTGAAATTGCTTACTTATTAAATAGAGGTTCTGCTAGTTTACGAAAAAGATATGATGATCAATTTAATGCACAACTTACTGCTCAACAAAAGATTATTGTTAATAAATTAGATAAACCACAGATTATTAAAAACACTAAAACAGGTGTTTACTATGCTCAAAGTCAAAAACTACAAGCACAGTTAGACGCTAAAGATGGTAGTAAATATTCTAAAAAATCTGTTAAGAGTTTTGTAATAAACCATGAGTATGGACATCATATTGATTATGTGTCTAATAATAGTAAACTTTTAGCATGGTCTGAAACTAATCAAGCTTTTAAAGACGCTGTAATTAAGGATAGAAAATTACTTTTTGGTAATGATAAAACTTTAGCCCTTGAAAAAATGGTTAAAAAACTTGCTGATAAAAAACCTGTAGATGTTTATAGTAAATATGACAAGACTAGAGTTATTGGTAAGATTAATGTAACAGATCTAAAAGGTGATGGTTTTGGTGAAGTGTCTGATATTGTAGATGCATTAGCTAAAGGTTCTTTTAGAACAAACTATAATATGTATGGTCATAGTATGAGTTACTGGAGAAGATCTGGTGCTGTAGAAAAAGAAATTTTCGCTAACTTATTTGCAACTATGCATAATAAAAAAGCTTATGACATGGTTAAAACTATTATACCAAATACAGTTAAAGAGTTTGAGAAAAGACTTTTAGAACTAGAAAAATTATAAGGTTAAGGAAATGATATTAACAGAAAAAGAAAGACGACAAAAATTATTAGATGTTAAATCTAATGAAGGTTTTTATGATTTGTATAAGGAAGTTTTTAAAGAAGAAGTTCCTGAAACACAAACTAGAAATCCAAACGAAGAGATAGAGAATATAATGAATGCTATTTATAATAATGAAAAATTAATAGCTAAGCCTCTTGCAAAAGATGCCTGGATATAATCTATACAACAGAATTTATATTTGTTTATAAGTATAAGTTCATTAAAAAATATAACAAGGGTCGTGTCCCAAGGAGATAATAATGAGTGAAGAAATAAAAGTACAAGACAACACTAAAGTAGAAGAAACTAAAACAGAACAAACAGATATTAAATCTATTGTTGATGCTGAGGTTTCTAAAGCTATTAAAAACATCAAAGTTAA